CTGCGGCATCTTTGACACGTGCCGTTTCATTTTCGCACTGTCCAAATTGTCCTGTGGCAATACGGTTAATTTCCACACTACTTAACATAGCTAGAGACCTGCATACGTGGTCTTCTTTCATCATTTCCGTATCGAGATTTAAGACGGGGGTTTCTAGGTGTCCTGCCACATGATATCCCACATTATCCGTGAATACTGTTTTACCCACCTTCATGCGGGCTCCAACAATACTAATGGCTCCCGGTCGTAATCCTCCACCAATGGCCTTATCATAGTTTTTGAAGCCAGTGGACAAACCAATTTGTTCTACGGGATTATCAATCAGGTCTTGTACATAGTCGTCAATATTCTCAGACATTGCAGTTGGGATATCCGCACCATCATTTAGTAGACTAGTAAAGTCAAAGACGGTTTCTTCTGCAATACCCAGGATATGAGTAATAGACTCGTGACCCTCAATTTCTAGTAATTGGTCTTGAGCCTGTTCAAGCTGGTCGTGTAGTAGTCGTGTAATTTCAAACTTGCGAATTTTAGCTGCAAATTTACGTATATTGGTTAGCACGACGGGGAACTTGAAAATTGCCGCTAAATGGGCTCCTTCGGATGGTTTAGATAGGATGTGCCCAACTCCTAGTTCGCTACCGGCAGAATGGATAGATGCCACATCAACATCAGCACTATCGTCATTTTCTAATATATGTTTAAGACACTTGAATATAATTTTGTTAGACTTATCGGTGAATGTGCTTTCTTGTACCATATCCGCCACTTCTAGGTACGCATCATTCCCATACCGGCAAATGCCAGCCAACACCCCTCTTTCCGCTGCTTTATCTCCAAGATAATCTGTCATATATTCTCTTACCTACTATTGCCACATTCATCACATATAAAATAATAACCTTCATCCGGGTCATTCACCAATTGACTTGGTAGAACCTCCCACTCTTCTCCACACCTAGAACATTCCATTTCAATATAGTCAATCTTACCACGCCTAGGCTCTCTGGCAACGCCCCCGCTTAATTTCTTATCAATCGCCACATCATCTTTAAACTGATTACTGACTGGCATATCTAAGAATAGATTGGGTCTACCCTCTGCTGGAATTACCATAGGCTCTGGTGGGGCAAAGTTTTTAGCGGTTTTCCCCCGCCTACCCTGGCTGCGTTTTCTTCGGTGCTCTTGAACATCAAAGCCACCCTGACCACGACGCTTCTTGCCGCTTTTCTTTTTCCTACCGCCTTTTCCGCTTAAGGTTTGAGCCTGTTGTTCTGGCTTCTTTTTCCCCCTGTTTTGTCTACGTTTAGACTTTTGCGGAGCCTCTTCTTTTTTTGACAGTGCTCCTGCCAACATATCAATTAGCTCGTCTTTGTCTAGGGATTCTAGTTGTTCTCTAATTCCCATAATTGCCTCCTATTCCTTTTCTGCATATATTTCAGATATCTTAGCCCGCTGTATGTCTCCTACAGTTTTGGCCATGGCCTGTAAACTATATGCCAAGGAATCTAATCTAGCTATTCTTTGTTCTGCATAGTTAATAATTTTTTGAAGCTTGCTTGCAAATGCATTTTCTTGACATATCAAGCTAACTTTAACTTCATACTTAGTATAACTGTCATAGTTATTTAGGTATTTTGAAGTTGTTTCTTTTAAAAGAGCATTAGCCCATAGAGAGCGAGACTTTTCTAAATTGATACATCTTTGAATATGGAATGCATATTGCTGTAATCTAAAACTCAAACTACCACACTCAGAAGCCGACAAAGATTCCGTGGTACTACGCTCTTGGTTTAAATACATCTCTAGTTCAGATTGTGTACCAGGAGGACTCAATATAGGAAGTCCAGTAGACTTCTCATAGTTATTAAGAGCTTCGTTGATTTTATCCATACGAGAATCAACACTATCCCTTGATTCTTGTGGTCCAGTCATTATCGTCCTCATTAAAGGGTAGTTGTATTAGAATAATTCCATTATTTTCACACCATAAAGACTTGTCCGCATCTCTTTGCCTAGCCTTGGCAAATCCCATGATAGACTTATGGAAATGTGGAGTATATTTGAAATGTTGCTCTCCCTGTATTTCTACGGCAGTATTAAGCACAGGAATATAGTAGTCTAGGTAGAGGGTTTGTTTATCACGAATTGGTACAGGAACTTCTTCTAAAATATGCAAAGTGGGATATATAGCATTCAGAAGTTTACCGGCCCTTTGATGTAAAAGGCTACCATTTCTACCAGATACCTTAGTCTTAGGTTTCCAATCAATCAGTTTATCATCTAGGTCTCGTATTTTCATTATCCTGCCATTATCATTTCCTGAAAGTCTTTATTAAGCTGTTCAACTAGTTCTGGCTTTTCTCGTAACTTTTCTACACAGTTTTCAAAACCCTGGACCTTTGTATCATCCGGTAGGGTAAACCATGCTCCACCCTGTTTAATAAGTCCTAGGTCTTTGCTAAGCTCGGCTATTTCAAAAACCTTATCTATACCTAGCCCATATCTTAAAAAGGATGTACCCTTGCGTCCTGGGGGGCCTATTGCTGACGTAGAACATTCCCAGTGTACTTTTTGACCAATCGGATTGTCGGCATCTTTCGGGAATAATTCTTTATATGTGGCCCGCAGCTTAACGTCGGCCTGATATTGGATTTTTCTACCGGAGGCTTCTGAGGTTTGAGAATAACCCATGCCACTTGTATTGGCAATAATGTGGGTGATACCCATGACTATAGAGCGGTTAACCGGCAAGACATTACACACCTTCTTAGTAAAGTCTGCAAGCATGATGGGCACATTATCCCTGTAGCCCTGACCATATTCACTTTCCTTACGAGAAGAACTACACAACTGAGAGAAAGAATCAAAGATGAAAATCGCCCCCGTCTTCGTGTTGATTAGAGATTCTGCAATATCGAGGTAGTCTTCGGCATTAAGAATATATCCGGGACGAGACCGTATAACTGTAAAGCGGTCTTTTTCCAGGTTAAGATGTTTAATTCCACGCAAATCTCTGTCTGACAATCGTCCTTCGATGTTAAAGAAATATACATGCCTACCATCTGGACAGTATTCACTAGCATATTCCTCCTTCTGTGCGGTTGCAGCAAAATCTAAACACAATGTTGTCTTACCAACTTTAGCAGGGCCGGTTGTTAGCACAAATGAGCCCTCTGGTATGCCTCCCCCCAACATATAGTTCAAAACAGGACTTACCGGAATAACAATTCGTGGCTCATCCACAAGGGCATTACCACTAATAAAAACATCGTCTCCAAACTTTTTAGTCAAATGGTCATCAATATCTGTAATTTCTTTCTTACTAGCTTTCTTCTTCGCCATCTAAATCTCCATCTAAGTCTTTCAGTGCGCTGATAATATTCTTTTTGCCACGTGCTTGTTTTGGCTTTGTATATATATTATGCGTAGCGCCTTCCTGTTTTTCTTCTGTCTTATTCTTTTCTGCTTTAGTCACAAGTTCAGCCTGCTTTTCCTCGATAACCTTAGCTAAGAAAGGTGAACGTAAGCTATAGCATTTCCACATTCTCTTATCTTTTAATGCGGCCAGAATGGAATTTACGTGATATTTTTGCAACAGCTTGTTTGCCGTTGGTATTTGCTGTCTGAAAAACTTTTCCCACTCTGGCAATTGCCAAAATTGTTGTGGTAAGTCTCTCCCTTGACTTTTCGCATTCTTTTCGCATATTTTCTCTACTACATATTGGGCATCTGTTACATACTTTCCTGGCGAGTATGCAGATTGAAAACGGCTTTTCTCAGTATACTTTTTGCTCATTGGTCTTTCTTGGTAGTTAGAATCTCGCCCTTCCTAATATCATAAATATTACCACGAGCGGTACGAGATATTTGCTTTGGAACCGTCTTTAAATGTTCATCTGCCATCTCGGATGCTGTTTTAGTATATACGGTCACACCCTCTCGACCACCAGCAGCCTTGTGATTGATAGCAATGCGAGAATCGTGCCTCTGTCTAAGAGCCACACCATAAAAGGTCTGAGCATCTTCGGGCACAATCAGCAATTGGTTGCACGCCTTATTCATTAAGTGCTCTGCTTTATCCTTATCATTAACGCCCCCACGAATAAGCATGTTGAGAGTTTCTTCCCAAATAGCAGGGTCAATTTCCTTACGAATTTTCTCAACCCCCAAGGCTTTTGGTCCCTCGTCTTCTTCGGTCTCTGTCTCAGGTGTAAGTTCTAGCTCGTTTTCCACATACTCTTTTACCTCGTCGTCTGAAACCTTGAGAGTAATGGCTATTTCATTATGGCTCATACCCTGTTTAACGAAAGTTTCTATCGCCGCCTTTTCTACTACTGATAGTGACATTATACCGCCTCTCTTTCCGCTTGAACCAAATGCTTCTTATTCTTTGTGGTAAGGAAGTCTAAATACATATAGAATGCCTTACGGTTGACTTCTTTGTAGGACCACTCATTAATACCCAAAGCCTTCTTTTGATGTCTTCCTTCGGAGTACAAACCTAGTGGGTCGTAGAACTTGCCGTGAGCCCCGGTTTTAATATAATATCGAAGCTGCCCATTAGCAGACACCAACTGTTTCGCATAGGCATTACTTCGCTCGGAGGCTGGTGTGACAGGGCCATCTACTTCTTTGCGCAGGTCAAACAGTCGTGGATAACCATCTTCATTATAATCTCCATGCCGGTCAACCCGCTCATCCTCTTGCCCCACAATAGTATAAGCCACAACCCTATTTTCTTCACGAGATGTTTTATTATCATCTTTAGCTGCATACATAGAAGTAGCCATATCTGATGCGGTAATCCGATGGGGATTTGGTGTTTTGTTGTGCGGTCGTTCTTCTTGTTTTGTATCTTGTTTGGTCAT